AATGAGTAATAGAAATCCTCTCTGGCATGATATTATTAAATTTTCCCGACATAAATCAAAACTTGCGGTTGGATTTATCGTCCTGGGTATTTTGGGTTTGATTTTACCAATAATACCGGGAATTTTACTTCTGGGTATCGGGCTATTTTTGTTAAAGCCTGAGTGGTACGAATCTTTTCGACGTTGGTTTGATAAGTCAAATTAATGATTATCCTCGTAACTTCCGAATACTTCCCTTAAACTGTCAGATATCTCTCCCAATGTAACATGGCTCTTTACACAATTCATGATTGCAGGAATCACATTTTTATTACCGGCAGCGATAGATTCAAGATGCTGACGGTCTGTTGATACTTTGCCCAAATCCCTGTTGATCTTATATTTTTTGATCCGCTGAACCTGTTTCCGAATCATATCCTCATTTATCTTTAATAAATTCGTATCCTGTTTTTCATCCTCGATATATTTGTTCAGGCCAACAACTACTTTTTCATTTGATTCTACTTCCTTTTGATACTCATATGCCCGTCGGGATATTTCGTTTTGGAAAAATCCCTTTTTAATTGCCTCAACGGATCCACCCAGCTCATCAATTTGGTCGATATATAAGTAAGCGCGTTTCTCGATCTCTTTTGTAAGAAATTCAGAAAGGTAAGATCCTGCTAATGGATCGCAGGTATCCGCTATACCGCTCTCATGCGCAATGATTTGTTGAGTTCTTAATGAAATACGTACGGATTCTTCAGTAGGGAGGGCTAACGCCTCATCAAATGCGTTGGTATGAAGTGATTGAGTGCCTCCTAAAACAGCAGCAACAGCCTGTAGTGTAACACGGATAATGTTATTTTCTGGTTGCTGAGCGGTCAGAGTACTTCCACCGGTTTGCGCATGAAATCTCATCCTTAATGATTTTTCATCCCTTGCCTTGAAACGGTTCTTCATAATTGTCGCCCACATTTTTCTGGCCGCTCTGAATTTGGCAATCTCTTCAAAAAAATTATTGTGTGAATTAAAAAAGAAAGACAGGCGGGATGCAAAGCGATCTACATCTAAACCAGCGCCAATTGCTGCCTGAACATAGGTGATTGCGTTGGCCAATGTAAAAGCAACTTCCTGTACTGCGTCAGAACCTGCTTCACGTATGTGATATCCCGATATACTTATCGTATTCCAACGAGGCATGTTTTGGGCACAATAACTGAAAATATCAGTAATAATTCTCATTGATGCATCGGGCGGATATATATATGTTCCTCTGGCAATATATTCTTTCAGAAGGTCGTTTTGGATAGTGCCGGAAAGGACTTTCTGATCTATGCCCTGTTTCTCAGCCACAACAATATATAACGCCAGGAGTATAGCTGCGGTTGAGTTAATCGTCATGGATGTGCTGACATCCTCTAATGGAATACCTTCTAAAAGAATCTCCATGTCCTGAAGAGATGACACAGGGACACCAACTTTTCCAACTTCACCTTCAGCAAGGAGATGGTCGGAGTCGTATCCCATTTGTGTTGGCAAGTCAAAAGCAACAGATAGTCCTGTTGTCCCATTTTCTAAAAGGTATTTGAATCGTTGATTCGTCTCCTCGGCAGATCCAAATCCAGCATATTGACGCATCGTCCAGAATCTACTCCGGTACATGCCTGGCTGAACGCCCCTTGTAAAGGGATATTCACCCGGGAATCCGATATCTTCTTCATAATTCTGTGATTGATCGGGTACATAAAGAGGATCCAAAGGTATATCGGCATCGGTCTTAAATTCCTTTTTTCTATCGCGGGAAGAATCGTATTTTTTCTGCTGCCAATCCTTTTTTTGCTTTTCTGGGTCTTTTTCTTAAAGTGTCAATCCATTCCTGTATTATATGTACGGGAATAGCCGTTTGCTCAGATATTTTCCTGGCATTAGATTTTTTCTCAACCTCAAATACTTGTATCTCAATGTATTCCTTGGCATATCCATTCAGGCAAGACCATACTTTGTCCGAAGGCGGTCTTAGTTTATAAATGCGTTTATTTGGAAAATCCGTTGCATTCCAACACAACCGCCTCCAGCAATTTCCTATTCCCGATATCTCCCGACCCAAAACTCTGGCGGTTTCCCACAGATTGCGGCCTCTTATATGGTCAAAGAAAATTAGATTATATTCGAACTCAGAGTATATCTCCCCGTGATGTTCCTTTTTTCCCTCTTTCTTTCTTGACATGACTTTGCTCCTTTAACATATAATCTTTGCGTTTTTTCTTATATCTCTCTTTGTACTCCTCATAACTAACACTATAAAATGCCGAAACAGAAGCAGTCCAGCTATACATTCTGGCGATTTCCTTGTTCTTCTGGACTTTGTCACATCTATCCCGCATTAGGAAGACGGCTTGTTTCCACTCTCTAAGTATATTGAGCCGTTCTAAAATGGTATTGGTGGTATCATAATCACCCACGTAGACGTACCACCGAGTTTGCCAATCGCGTAGTCCATGTTTTTTTAATAGTTTTAATGCCTTTAATACAGATTTTTTGTAAGATATATGGTCAAAGGCAAACCGGATTTTATTTCCGGCACTATCTGGGTATCTTAGAGAAAATAATTCCTGCACTATTTTATCTGTTAATAACCTATGGTCAAGCCCTTGGTTAAAATCTACCTTCAGTTTCTCTTTCTTTATTTGTTTAGTTATCTTAAAAAATGTCTTTGGCAAAGCCAGTATGTTATTATCCATTAAAGTAACAGTATCAGCTTTCCCATCCCATATATCATAAATATCAGCGACCTCCTGAACCTTTCCCTCTTTCTCAGGCACGATGCACCAGGGGCAGTTTCGTATGCAACCTCTGGTAATAAATCCCAAGTTAATCTTAGGATTCAAAGCTTCAATCTCAGGTGGAAGTTTTATCTCAAGTGAATAACCAGAACCTCCTATTTGGGCTTTCCCCTCCCATCGCTTACAAAGTTTGGCATTCCATTTGAATACACAGGACACATGAATTTCATCATACTCACCAATAAGCAAAGAGTGCGGCAAAACCACAGAACCGCTGTCTTTGATTTGCCGCACTCTATTTCCCTGTTGCTCGTGAAACATTCTAATCTTTTCGAGCGCAAGGTTAGGTATTGTGCTGTCAAGATTCACAAGGAGAATGTTCATATCATTCCTCGACTGAGTATGTCCCTTTCTCGTCTTTCACGATTTCAACACCGAATTTATTGGCCAGGTGCCCGGTTAATCTTCGCTTTGTAGTCCTTAGCAAAGCCTCCTCGTCATGCTCAGGGAATTTCTTGCAAACAGCTTTATGCAAAGCCTCCAGTTTCATGGGCTTTGCTTTGAGCAAATCCAAGGTTATTTGGTCAATGCTCTCGCCGTTTTTCTTTGCTGGTGCCTTACTTTTGGTCTTGGGCTTCTCCTTCTTGGCTGCCTTCTTGTCCTTCTTCTTGGACTTGGGCTTTGGCTCTTCCTTTTTTTCTTCGAAGTCCTCATCGTCCTCGTCTTCTGGTGTTTCCTCATCGGTGTCGTCAAAGACAACGGCTTCCTCGGCTTCCATGAGGTTGTCCATTAGCTCATCAAGGTCGGGGTCATCAAAAGGCTCGTCCGGTGCTTCTTCAATCGCATTGATTTTTTCAGTCAGTTTGTCACAGTCCCACTTCTTGGCAGTCTTGAAGCCGAGACCTTCGAACAAAGCGATTGCCTGACTCTTAGGGATTTGTAATACTTCTTCGTCAGCCATTTTACTTTCCTTTCATAAAAAGAGTGTTAAATATATGATTTAGTTTCCATATATATTATAAGTAATCGACCCTATTTGGAAAATCTTTTTTTCGATTTTTTGAAAATTTTTCTTAATTTCCTCGCATACGCTTTGATTTCGGGGATATTTTCTTTCCACCGTGTAGCCCATGCCACTATACAGATTTGTTTTACCGTGCGTTTATGCACTAATTCCTCTACAAAATCTTCCCACGTTCGTTTTTCAATTATCATTTTCTTTCTCTATTAATTAATTGATAGTCTTTTTTCACTTGTCCGTATTCTAAATCCCCTCTCCAATGTTCGGGAATCCATACACGTATTTTGTATTTACCAAACAAACCGTTGCCCTTAGTATAGTCAGCAAGATGTCCTCTGATTTGTAAATAGAGAACATCAGAACACACTCCTGACTGCCATATTGGCTAATTCAAAACAAGTTGCCACGTAGCAACTTTGACGTTCACTATACCATCCTTCACGGAGCACCACCCAATTTAGTCTCATATACCCCGCCTCTTTCTCCTTCGGAGTTTGATTTAATCCTATCATTCCAGTAACGTGGGCATTCTTTCGCTTATCGTTACTAAAGTGCTTTCGACTCATTTGCTTGGCATCGTAAGCAGCCGAATCACTCTGGGTGGCTGTTAATAATAAACAGTGTCTCTCCTGACTAATTCGGCGAAGCTGCTTCCATGTGTGGTCTATCCTATCTCTGCCTTCCAGACCGAGATAATCCATATTCAAAATATCGGCGTAGTCAATAACAATAACATCGGGAATCCATCCATCCCTTTCCCACTCTTCTAAAATCCCTCTTATGTCCTCCACGCTCAAGGTATCATTAAAATGACATGACAACCGCAACAATGACTTAATCCGCCTTTTTTGAGTTAGCTTTTTGCAGGCTCTATATGCCTTTCGCCATGTCAATCTTTCATTATATCTTTTAATCTCATGTTGTACCACAGGGGGTGTATCCTCATGGAGTTCTATGTCTACCGGATAACGAACCTTTAATGAGCGGTTGCTTATAGGATGTTTAGCCACTCTACACATAAATCTTCTCATAATTTGGTGCTGGCTTAAATCACCACATTCGAAGAAAGCCACTTTTCTCTTTTGTATTACAGCCCTGAAAGCCATGTCCAACAACCAGAAACTCTTCCCTCTTTTGTCAGGCCCCATGAAAGCTATAAATCCATCCCGCTCAAGCCTATCCCCGAAAAACTTCTCCAACCCTTGGTTATATTTTATTATTGCCTCATGTTCCTGCTCGAAAGCGGCGCGTATCACATCCGTGTCGGAAAAAACATCTATGCCCGTCCCCACACCTATATTCAACTTCTGGTAAGATGCTGTTCGTCTAATAGCCTTTTCTATATCCCCCGTATTTACATCGGCCTCTATCGCCTCGCTCAGACGCTCCAAACGTACTTTATTAAAGTATTTTCCCGCCAAGTCGATTATATACTCGCTGTTACTCTCCCGTTTCAACCGTGTGTATTGTCTGCTTAAACTGTTTAGAAATAATTCAATAAGCTCAATCGCTTCTTTGTTCTTCGAATCAGCAGCCCACGATTCGAATATGGCTTGTATATGTGGGCCGGGTGCCTTTCGGTATTGTTTCCAATAGTCAACACACCAAAAGGACACCCTATTAGCCCACGGAGAACGAAACATTCGTTTATCATATTTTGTCGATATTCGACCCAACACGATTTTATCCACTATCATGCCTATAAGAATGGCTCTCTCCTCGTCGTAGCTCTTTTTTTGTATCTTCACGCTGACTCCGTTCTTCCTTGTTCATTCTCTTAATAAAATCGGTAACTTCATTAAAAGTCAGTTGACACCCTATCAAATTTACCAATCTATTCCAAATTTTCATCAAATCATGGGTGTTAATTTCCTTGTTAATATGTCTAATTTGTTCAATAAACTTTATAAAGTCAGTTTCCCATATAATGTTCCCATAAATGGGTCTTATAATCTTTATTTTTTTATACTTTTTGAAGTTATTCATACCATCCGTACTCACCATCGGCTCCCTTCCTTCGTTTTGGTAATGAACAAGCCTCTTCCTGACATCTATTCATGGCATCCACTATTTTAGGCCATTTCTCCACTAAATCTTTTGCTTTGTATATTCGTGGTGTGTATCTTTCCTTTATTCCTTCATTGAAGTACCACTTCATGACGGCTTTGAATACTTCTTTATGGACTCTCATGTTATGAAGAATATAAACTATTTCCTTCGCCCATGTGGTCGCTGATACTGGTGTATGTATAACTTTTCCTTTGTTTCTCACAGTGGCCTGTATGTTTAGTTTTGATTGTATCTTTGCACCGTAGCGAGTGGCGAAACCCTTGTAATTACCAAGTAGGTTCGCATGAGGCCGTTTTTTAACGGCCTCATTTACGTTAGTAAATCTATTTATATCAAAGCATTTATTATTACCAGTATTAAAGCATTTGTCCCCCCAATTTGCTACCCCTCGCAATTTGCTATGGGTAGCAAGATACTTGACTCTTATATAATGACCAGTGATATGTTTGTTATTTCTTTTTACAATGTCTTCTATTAACTCCAATTCCAAGAGTCTTTTCTTAACTCTTTGTACCTTTTGAATAGACCATTTAAGCCCTTTTGCCGTGTATCCTGTAGTGGCATGTATCTTTTTGGTGTCCTGCCATGCACTTACATAGGCATAGAATAAATATAGAGCCATCAATTGGTCTGATTTTTCCTGTTGTAGAATTATATCCATCGTTGTTTTGTTTATGTTTATAACGAGCGGGTGTTCTTTACTGTCTATGCTTTTATATTTTTTTACCATTATTCTGTTTCTCCAGAGAGCCTCATTATGGCAAATTCAGCCCATTCTTCTTCAGTTAGATTGTTTTCGAGCCAGATAAGACCAACTCCACACGCATGTTCGGTGTAAAATCTGGGAGTAAGGTTTTTACATCCTTTCCGCCATACCTTGAAATAAAGGGGGAACTCCTCTATCTTATTTTTGACACCACCGTAGAGCGTTGCATTTCTTAGTAGTTTTTGTAATAATTTAGAATTTTTGTTAGCCATTAGTAAGACACCTTTTAGCTGCTTTTTCAGCTATTATTCTCATTACATTTTCTCTGTCTTTATTGAATAAAGGTGATGAGCACCCACTACCAAACATAGGGTATGGTGAACCGTTTTCTATGTGTTTTATTTCGTCGTATTTTCCGCATATATATGTATAACCATAGTTGGATTGCAAAAACTTGCAATGGCCTTCTGGCCATCCTTTATGGTCAGTATATCCACACACTTCCCCATATGAACAAGGAGCTTGCTTACAACAAAAACCGCACCTTACACACTCTTTTATTTTTTCGTCTTTGGCCTCCTTTAGGTTTTCCATAGGTTTTGTCATTTTCCTGTCCAAAAAGAATGCCGCCCGTCGTTATCAGTAGGTTAGGCTGAAACAACGAGCGGCTTGAGTCCATCATAGTTCAACCTAACCTTATCGTTCTATATATATTATAAGTAATCTCCTTTATTTCGTAAAGAAAAATATTTAATCATTTTAGAAATTTCCTTAACTTTTTTAATTCACCAAACTTAGCTTCGCCAGGGTCTTTGGAATCCAAGGTTATGTTAATTGTCTCCCCACCAAATGCGCCTATTGCATTACAAAGTTTTTTAGCCTGTTTCTGTGCCTCACGTTCGTTATCATAGCACACGATTCGTCGAGGAAAATGTAATAATCTCATTATTTGTTGCTCGGTAAAACCGGAACCAAACGTAGCAACAGCACCCGGTCCAATAGCCCACACATCCAGTGGCCCTTCGCATATTATCACCGTATGTCTGACATAATCACCACCGTATAGTATGTTTTTGTGGGGTATTAATTCTTGGTGAGGTTCGGCACTTTGATACTTGCGCGGGATATTGTCTTTTATGGCTCTTGTAGTCCAACTGACAATTCTACCTTGGTGTAAGATGGGAATGAACAAACGCCACTTCAGATGGCCTGCTATGCCGGTAGCTTTTATCTGCCAGAGTTTTTGTATCATATGGTGGTCGAAACCCCGTTGGTTTAAGTATTTGATATGAGCGTCTTGCAGGGGTCCCAATGTGGGAGTTTGAAGAAAACCTTTTATGTTCTCCCGCATGATGGGTACGTTTTCGGGGATTATCTCCTCACAGATTTTTTTAACTTCTTTATAATTCAGGGTGGTGTATTCCCGTATAACAGAAGCTAAACTGTGAGCACCACACCTCCAGCAATTAACGAAACCTCCTCGTAGGTTATATCCCATATGATAATGGTGGCTATCCCTACCACAAAAAGGGCAGTCAAATTGTACCCACCCTTCTGTGGAATGTTCATGGCCTTCCGGTGCTCGTGGAATGTCATGTTCTTCGAGTATTTCAATAAATTTCATTGTTTCGCTCCTCCACGTTGTTGACATTGTATATTACCCATGCGCTGTATCCACAAAATTCACAGTGGGTCGGGATTTTAATAATGGGAGAGAATGGTCTGACTGTAACGCGGGGAGTGCTAACAACCATAACTCTGTTGCAGTGTGGGCATCTTGTTGTTTTATTTGCATCCATTTTATACCTCCGGTTCGTAATCCATATCCTCATCCAATTGTCTTGCTACTTTGGTTACTTCCTTCATATGATGCATAATATCTTCACTCATGGTGATGTCTTTTTTGGCGCAATAAGCCTTATAATAATTCTTTAAGGTTATTGGAACGCCTTTGATATATATGCATGTGGTTCTGGTTACTTTTTCTACTAACATTGCTTTTTTTACTTTTTTCTTTTTTGGTTTCATTTTACTTTCCTTTCTTGTAGGTGTTTAATAATAAATCGTATATGTTGTATTCTTTTTTTACATTTTGTGATTTACCATCGAGAACAACACTAACAGTCTTAAATTTCTTTTGTAGAATTCTACATAATCTTTCTTCTATTGTGTCTTTGGCTATGGCATAATAGATTGTTACACTGTTCTTTTGTCCTATTCGATGGCATCTGTCCTCGGCTTGTATATGGTTAGCGGGAGTAAAATCTAATTCGGCCATAAGGATGTTAGAAGCACTTGTTAGACTGATTCCAGTTCCAGCTGCGAGTAGTTGTCCGACGAATATTCGGCAATCGTCCGAGTTTTGGAATCTGCCAATTACTTGATTCCTCTCTTTTGTTGCCACACTGCCGTGGAGTTTTACACAGAAATTTGTGGGTTCTCCTTTTAGTCGTCGGGCCATGCTTTTGGCAACTTTTGTGTTATTTGTTCCATTATAAATGCGCTTTTTATAATGGTCATATATTTGTTGAATTATATTTACATGCCAGGCAAATACCACAAGTTTCTCGTCTGTTTCTTCAAGAAAATCATCTATCCAGTTTAACAGGGCTTTCATCTTAAATTCGGCAGCCTTTTGTTTATGTACTCTCAGCATCGTGATTGCTACCCTTCGATAACCCGATAGTCTTGAGACTTTTGTGTGTCGCATGTGGGCTATTAGGTTATATTGTATGTTTTGATATTCCTCAAGGTCTTTGGGGGATAGCTCAAGAGGCATGACTATTCTTCGTTTATCAGGCAGCTCCTTCAATACCTGCTTTTTGGTTCTCCTTATCATGCACAATCCTTTTAGTTTTTTATGTAGTTCATCTAAGTGGGTCGCTCCTTTATCATCCCATTTTCCAGAGAAACGGTCTAATCTTCGCCCGCAATAACGCCAGGCATAATTGCTATATGATGGAAACTCCTTTGGGTGCAGGAGATTTATCACCTTGAACAGTTCATTGGGTCTGTTTGTTAATGGTGTGCCGCTCAGGGCTAAGATATAAGGGGTTTTCTTGCCTATACTTACGGCTGCAAGCGTGCGTTGAGCCTTTTTAGATTTTATATAATGACATTCATCTAATATCAAAGTCTTAAATCCCAACTTTTTTAATAGCTTTTTCCAGCTATGGAGCAAATCATAGTTAATTATAGTAATATCCCTGGGGTTCCCTTTTCTCACATTAGTTCCGTTGATGATGGAAGGACGGAATATGGTATGTTCTTTTATTTCATTTCGCCACACCCATTTAACGGAGGCAGGGCAAACGACTAAAGCTGGTAAGCATTGGGGACGTAGTTTCAGAAAAGTAAGTGCTTGTAGAGTATTGTGTGTTAATATGCATCTGTCAGTTATGTACAAATGGTCTTTACTGTCAATAGCTATACATTGGCATTCTTCTTTGCCTACATATTCTACTTTCACCATCGCTCTCGTTGGTAAATATTTAGTGTGCGGTTTATATTTTATGGCTTTTCTTTCACACAAAAATGGAACGAAGCTGGCGGGAAATGATAGACTTAACCTATACGCGATTTGCCCTCGCATTTTTACTTTGTTATACTTGTATGTCGGTATCTTTTTTATCATTTTTGCTTTGCCACCAAATGACTCTACTAAGAACTGCACGTCTTTACAAAGTTGTTTGGAGACAGTGTTATATTCTATTATATTATCGGTTATACCACCATCTGTGTCAAGCAGACCTTGTAGTAGTAAGGTTCTTTGTCGTATAGAGCCAAATTTGTAAATCTTTGGTATAAATTTTTTCTCAGAGCCTACTTTGATTTTTAGGTCAGTAAGAACTTTGTTTAGTAAGTTTGGTTTGTTCCTTTTTCTGCCTATGTTGCAAATATTTACTACTCTGTAGTCGTACTTGCTACTTGTTTTGTTTAACGTCATTCCTTTTGGTAATCTTTTCTTAAATCTTTCTATTATATCCGAATCGGCGTTGGATAGCGACACCATATGTTTTAAGTAACCGTCTCCAAGAAGAACGCCTATCACATAAGGGTCTATTGGTTGTTTCCTATGGGGGAATTGTAAAGGTTTTGTTATGGGTATGAAGTATTTCCTGTTTCCGTTTTTCAATGTTAATGTATCTTTGAGTTCATTTAGTGATTTAGTAGTATATGATTTACCACGCCATTTTTGACAAGGTGTTTGCACCGACCAGAGGTGCTCTCCACAACATTTGGTGGAACTTCCATCTGAGAAATAAACTCGATAGATTTTTTTGATTCCTTGTTTATATACACCCGCTACCCGGTGTGGTTCGCCATCAGAACCAAATACTAAGTCTTCGGTGGAAATATTCTTCATTCTTTTCCAACCTTTTGGTGTTAGTAACTTGCTCGACATTGGTTGAGCTTTACCCAAACCCATTTCATCCGCGAGCAAAGCCCGACCTCTAAATCGTATAATTCTCTTCACACCAATTTTTTGATATTTATACAGTTTGGTCATTATAGCAAAATTCCCCTGATAGTCGTTTGATTACAAACTCATTATACGGCATTGGTTTGCATTTGGAATCAAGTTGCCCACATTTTTTGAGACAAAACGTCATTCCTTGAAGTCCACCAAAATTCCCACTCTGGGTCTCCTTCCAGTCTTTTTATCATTATTTTCCTTGCAAATATAGTCCTTAAACATTGCTTGCAAGTTGTTTCACATATGTTCCAAACACGCACACCTCCCTCACCCCATAGGCCACATGCTACCCCACGACCTTGTGCTAAGTGTACTATGGTTTTATTATTCATTTTAATAATTTTCCTATATTTCTGAGACATTTATTTATTCTTTTTCGACTCCATCCAAGGTCACGTAGGAAGCGAAAAACCACTTTGATACTTGGGCGGGTTCTTTTGATGGCTTTACTTAAATCTAATTCTCCTGTACAAACATACCCTATTAAGATTCGGCTGTCTGTCGAGAGTTCATCCCACCAGTCAATCGGCGGTCGTATGCTCCCGCTTGGTTTGTCTACTCGTTCCCGTGGTTTGTGTATTTTCTCCAATTCCCGAAGTTCGTTTTCATGGTGAAAGGTCAATCTGCCCCATATTTGCCAGTACAGCCAGGTTGTAAATTTGGCTTTGTCTTTGTTTATATAACGATGTGCTGCTACCATAAAAAACAAGTTTGCCTGACCGAGCAAATCATCAAATTCCCGCTTCGATAGTTGTTTTTTCTCAATGAAATGCCACACCATTTGATATATTTGTAGTTTGTGTTGCAGATATAGGGTTTCAATATCAATTTTTTGCATAATCGTTCTCCTTCTAATTGGTTTATTTTCCTTTGATTAGTCTTGCCGCTACAGCTGATGGCAAAGAAGCCATTAAATCCAGAATTTGTTTGAGTTCAGTGAATGTAAATGGTCCTCTGAAATCGAGCATAGAGTACGTTCTTTCAGTAGGGTCTTTGTCAAGTTCGGTTTGGGGCACTTTGAAAATGACTTCATGCACTTTCGACATTGTGAATTTCAGGCGGGTATCATCCCAAAGAGATTCTTGTTTCAGGTTCAAACCAAGGGCAGTGGTTGTAGCCATGATTTTTTCTTTTCTTATCCTCTTCTGTCTTTCTTCCTCTTTGAATTCCTCATGGTATTTTTCGATTTTTGGGATGGCCTCTTCAAACATACTTCCGATTTTGTTTACAACTTTGGCTGTAGTGGATGGGCATTTGGCTCGTCCCTTCATTGCTCTTACTAACCAAGAAGGGTCTGTTATCTTTATCTTGAATGGTTTTCCATCATTGTTGTTGGTGATAGTGAATTCACAGGGAATGTCCAAGTAATTCACAACAGCAACAACTTGGTACGGCCAGACTCCGCGGCAAAAATCGGCGGGTGTATGATTAATGATACACCTCCCATCCGCGAGGTTGAACCAGTCCTCATTTTGAAGGGCAAGACTTACCTTCACTACTGAACAATCATTGTAAGTTTTCATTTTCGTTCTCCTTTTTGAAAAAAGTGATTAAATAGTTTTGCCGAGAAACCGGCTTTTGATATTGAATACAAGACTCTGGGCTACTCGCGGTAGCCCAGTGTCACATATTCCCTATCTGGTCAGTTCCATATGAACCGTTTCGCCGAATGGAGCAACTTCCTTGTTTACACATACCCACATTACTGGATACTCTGGTGGTTCCTTGGGGAAATCCCCATAGAGGTCTGTCAGGTAAATCAGGCAGGCAGGCATAATGCCTTTTCTTTCAATATACTCGAAGACAGGACGAAAACTTGTACCACCGCCGCCCTTGACTTGGAAATCGATGGGCAAGTCCTCAGTCCTGTACTCTCGTATTGGTTCATGTACTTTGGCATCGCAATCCATGACCAAAGTTGTGGTCTGGAAAGTGCCCAGTATGGCACTTATTTGTTTGCCGAAGTTTGGTTGGTATTCCCAACAACTGCCGCTCGTATCATTACCAATAGCCACCATTGGCAATTCGTCACTTATCAGGCTCGGCAGGATTATGCCGCGACTCAGATACCGACGATTGGGACGTGTCCAGTTGTAGTCATTCCTTGCGGTTCTTTGAAGGAAGTCACGTAGAAGCACATGCCATGGGAGTGGTGGGTCAAGAACCTCGTCATCAATCATTTTACGCAGGTTCGATGGGAGATGACCTTTGTTCATATTGGCGGCCTGTGCAGTGGCGGTTTTCCATTCGACTTCCTGTTCACGAATTTCCTGTTCAGACATTTCAGGAGGTTTATAGAAGCCACCACAGGGGTCTTGTTTGTCATCGGGTCTGCCAATGCAGTGGCGGTTTTCCATTCGACCTTTTGGTAGTTTTGAAACTTCTGACATCAAAAGGTTGTAGACCTCTTCTTTGGACATGCCGTCGAATCTTGAGTCTAACAAAACGCCTTTGGGCAGGGTGAATCCGGCATCGACCAGGATTTTGTTATTTACGAAATCCGCAGCCAAATTCCAGATTCTTGGGTCACGTCCTGAGACGCGCCATATATCACCCATGGCGCAGTGCATAACCTCGTGGGCAAGCACGCCAATCATCTCATCGTCAGTGAGTTCTTGAACAAACTCTGGAACAAATATGATAGTTGTTCCTTCGGTTGCCATTGTTTGGGGCAGCCATGGGGGAATTTTTTCCTCTTTGAGTTTGAGTCTCATAGCCAACAAACCCCAGAATGTGTGGTCAAGGACCAATATCCCCCGTGCTCTTGTGATTTTATCAATTGCATTCATTTTCGTTCTCCTTTTACATAGGTTAATAATGTTTAATACAATAGCCGGGGTGGGATTTGAACCCACCCTTGTAGCTACCTGTCGGCTGTTTACGCAGCGAGAATGTCTTTATTCTTGACTGCCCACTTGACAAACGCTTTCGTGTTTTGTATTTCCTTCTTTTTGTCCTTCCTGATGCAGTCCCTTCCAAGAAGGATGTCAAAATCCTTTGGAAGATGCGAACTGTACTCAAAGATGTTGGCAATATTCTTGCCGTTGGCTTTCTCAACCAATCCGGTGACAATAGCATACAAAGCGGCTGGCTCTTTTGGTATGCTGTCCACATACTTGTTGGGATTCTCGATAAGGTGGGTCAAGTTTGGTAGCTGTTGCCAATACTTGAAGAACCCTATCATTTCGATGGCTGTTCCCTCACCGGCTGCGCCAGATAGGCTTTCCATATCCTCAAGCCCGGCGTTGATTAGCCTTCCGCAGTTGGCTATTGTCCGAGCACATGGCCCATTTACAATATCGGCTGTGGGTTTGAAATCATGCAGAATGCCAGGACGGAAGTGCACAAAGGCAATCAGTTTACCGGGCATTTCGTGAGCATATGCCCACTCTACCCAATCGGCCTCATCCTGTACCAATTCGTAAATGGTAGCGAACCGACTTTTGACAGGCTCAAGAATGCCTGTTACACCTGCTTTGTCGGTTCGGCGATTCGTTGCTGCAACGAATACCACATTCGGCGAGACGTGATGACCGTTCACACGACGGGCGAGAATCAACTGCATTGCTGCGGCTTGGACACACGCCGGTGCTTGACCCAAATCATCCAGAAAGGCGATTGTAGGCTTGACTGCTTCTATTAAAGCAGTCAATTCACCAAACGGTAGAAACTCGGCTTGTCCATCCACGATGGCGGGCAGACCCTTGAAGTCTGTTGGGTCACTGACGACTGGATGACTTATGATTAAGTCCATCCCCAGAGCGGCAGCGACTTGAGCCACAATATCAGACTTGCCTACGCCTGGTGCTCCCTTGATGAGCACTGGCAGCTTTGCCTTCATGCACTTTACCAACTTTTCTGTTAATTCACTTGGTTTCATTTTCGTTCTCCTTATTAGAGTGTTGATAGATAGCTAAAACATACAAGCCCGACCAGCTCAAGACTGGGCGGGTTTGGACATTTGAACTTAACCATCACCAGAACCAGAACCATCACCATAACCATCACCATTACCATCACCATAACCATAACCATAACCATAACCACAACCAGAACCATAACCAGAACCATCACCATAACCATAACCATCACCATCACCATAACCATCACCATAACCATCACCATAACCATCACCATTACCATCACCATAACCATAACCATAACCAGAACCATAACCATTACCATAACCAGAACCAGAACCATAACCTTTTATATCTTCCATGATGCGGCCTCCATCATTTTGATTCCAGTCTTTTTGGTCATTGGAATTAGTTCAATGGCCTCGGTTAGTGTAATTTCGGGGACTACAACGGAGATTTTGGAATTTGTGAAGTCCACCCCATCCACTGCGACTTGTGATAAACTACAAGCGCCAGACCATGACCACAACCGGCGAGCATTTACAAGGGTGACTTCTTTACCCTTGCGCTTTTTGACCACACCAAAGTGGACTCCTGCGGAAAGTGTTCTGACTAATACAACATCAGATAATTTGACACGGACTATATCCGATGTCTTGTCTATTATTAATGTAGGCATTGTTTATCTCCTTTCATCCAATTATGCACGATGTTTCCGTGTGTGCGATGAACCACTTCGGCTACTGCGTTGATGTTTTCGTGCCGGTCAGAATCTGTTGGTTTTTCCAAGAAGATTTGGAACTTATGTTCCTTTGCCACCAACTCTGGCTTGTTCACCAGTGCTTCGAGCACTTTTTTGTTCGGTTTCTTTTCCATTTTCGTTCTCCTTGTAAATAATGTTAATTGAACCAGTTTTTACTTACAAGGGCGATGCAGGGAATCGAACCCCACACCACCCACTCATTGGAGAACGAGTCACGTGCCCTTCGTTTCCAATAAATCTTCTTTTTGTAGGTCTCCCAGAATGGCTTTACCATAACGTAGTCGCAGTATCAAAATGTCTCCCAACGAAATTGTTTTACAGGCGGAGCAATCACCAAAGTCGCAAGGAAGGAGACCGGCGGAGCAATCACCTTATGTAATCGGCGATTTTGGCCAGAACTTCCTCGGCGTCTTTTGCTGCTGCCTTCCTCTTGTTGGGAATCTCACGTAAATCCTCTGGGTCAAGGTGACCAAGTTTCTCTATGATTTCCTGTCGTACCGATTCCAACTCTTGGTTGTCACCAAGGTTATATTTCGGCAGCCTCTCACAGAAATCCTTCAAGTTTGTGATGAGTGTGTCACGAAAACCCTTGTCCCTCTCGGACATGGTTTCGTGCACTTTAGCGACAAGTTCACCTAACCTATCATACAGCTCACGGGTGTAGTTGGTTATGCCGTCATTGTAGGTCTCTCGGACTTGTGCCTTGATTTCGGCGATTTCATCATCACCTGCTTGCACCCGGAAATCGCCAATTTCAGGTACGGGCATGATGTCCATTTCAATCCCGAACAATCTGTCCAAATCGGCAGCCGTTGGCAGTTTTGCCTCTGGTATGTCACCAAATCTGGACTTGTTCTTCGAGATGATGTTCGGCCAATCGTCTTTGAGCAACTGTACCTCGTTGGTGATAGATGCAATGACCTTTTTCATCTCCTTCCTGTAGTCAAAGAATTGCTCTGATGGAAGGATGTCCAGACCACCCCGCATGAAAGGAAGTGTGAGTTCCTTGTGTCGGCGGTATGCCCTGCCTATTGCGTTGTTTACAGCCTTCAACCTGTTCTTTGGAACAAGGTTGATGGTCACTTCGGCAACGTCAGAATCGGCGTTTTTGTTGCGGCACAATTCCTCGGACAGTGCCTTGTTCTGCTTCTTCGCTGTGTAGTCATGGGTTGACAGTCGGATTAGAATTGCTCTTTCTGAGAGTCTTGATGTTTGTTCATCTTTCATTTTCGTTCTCCTTATTTGGGGTTAATAATGTTTACATAACATAGGAGTCCGTGCAGTTTTGAACCTGCACGGTATCTAATGTTAGGTATGTCTTTTCATTACCTGTATGCCGATTACTTGTTTTAGTTTCAGTACGATTTGCCATGGTTCGATGACACAAAATTTGCTTTCTATCATCTTTTTTGGCCACGCTACCCTTTGGATGAACATATCTTTGGGTGGTGAACACAAAGTTTTACTGATGAATGATGTGACAAGTTTACCGTTGAGGTTTTCTATCAGTTGACGAAATCCAATTCTGTCCAAAGCGAAAGTCTCGTCTTTTTCAAAGTAGAAATCTACTTCGATTGTTTCGTCAAATCGGCTTTTGAGCACATTTAGTGTATTGTCGGATGGGTCTTTTGTAGACATTTCCTCACGTTCCTGTTTGGCGAAGTTTAGCCAATGGTTGAGAAGCAAGAAGTTTGTAAAATTTGGCTCGTTGATGTACTGTTTGCAAAAATGCTTGGTGTAATCTTCTATCATTTTGAGTTTGGCAAAGGTGTGGT